TCAAACGCTTCGTTCCAGGCTTGTTTGTATATACAGGGAACTTGCGTAAAACTTTAAAGACCTGGCTACATGCCGGGTCTTATCGTTTTAATATTTATTTCAATTTATATCGGGTACTCTAACCCATCGTGAATCTTAGGTCAACAGATCAATCAGGGTTGGTTTGGGAATGTCGCGTACATATATCCAATGAGAAACGCCGGATGGAATTACGTAAAACTCTCCTTCTTGTGTCCAAACATAGAAAGCAGGCTCCTGTTTCAAAACTTTTCTTTTGCATCCTTCTTGAACCGGTACTTTTTTATTAATTATCTCGAATATACTCGTAAACATAATACATTCTTGATCATCAGATATCTTTCTTATAACAATTAATACACTACTATCATGTTCTGGTAGTTGTTCAGTTGTTTTGATCCACTTCATTCTTTACCCTTATTGCTATCTATAGATTCCCACCATTTAGATCCAGCAGCCTCATGGAGATCAAAGAAACTATCTTCACTTGACTTATCATGGTGCTCAATAATCTTCTCTTCTATGTACTCCACTTTGCTCATATTGATGTGAGTTAGGCATCCATCAATAGTGCAACAATACTCTCCCGCTTTACCAGGACGGCACCATATGGGTGCTATTCTGTTACAAAGATATCGTTCCTTAGAGAGCAAGCATTCCCTGATATTATTAACATCATCAGGAGTAGATATCTCAAGAATATTGCCACTCACCATATGGAGAATCAGTATTATTTGCTTCATATCTATCTCTTAAATGTGTTCTTCATGATACCGTTATACTGATGCTCAGTGAGCTCATGTAGATCAGATATGTTGTTATAGCTCTTGATCTTAGACCATAAAGCTGTTGCTTCTGGATGAGCCTTTATCAATGATTGCAGTTCAGTTATGTGTTGTTGTGTTATAGGAACATCATTAACAGGAGCTGCATATTCTTTCTTGGGACCATGCTTCTCTATATACTTACGTTCCTCCTCTCCATCATCATCCTCTGTCTCAAGAGCACATAGCGATAGCACTGCATATCTTCTCATATAGGTATTGGCTGAGCCCATTCCCTGGTTGCCTGGCTTCTCACTCTTTAATACACGCGTATCCTGCACAAATTGGCCCGTAGGGGCATGAATCAATCTGGTATGCAGTACTAACTCACCATCATCCAATCTGTCAGCAAAGTGCCAAATAAAGATGTTATGTTGGTGGAGCGATTCCTCTACCGCATCATAGACAGCTCCAAGATTGGCATACTTATGAAGATTGCTCTTTGAGTTCTTCTTAGCGCCACCCATCAGCATCTTAGCTTGTAAGAATGCCTGAGCCAGTTGTCTTATATCATCAGACATGAGGTGGGTTTTGATGTCATTTGTTTCCATTTGATGCCTCATACTCATCCACAAACTTCTTAATCTTCATCTTACTCAAAGGTTTCATCTCATTATCTCCATCAAAGAGCTTCTGTAATGTGTTGTAGGTAATATCTATCCTAAGGCATAGAACACTCTTAGTCAGGAATTCCCTCTTCATTATTCTTTCAATGCTCTTTTTATAATATTGCATTTCTTCCATCAATACCTTTCTGTTATATTATTATGATATTATTATATAACGTATAAATAATTATTGCAACTACGATTGACATGAATTATTAATATGTTATGATATCTACATATTAATAAACAACCATTAAGGGTTAATAATGGACAACATTAAACGATGTGACTGGTGCATTGAAGAATATGCAGGACCAGGAGTAAGAAGACTCAACCCTGATGAGAATACCGTATTGTGTTCAATGGAATGTTATTACGAGCTGGTAGAGGATAGAATAGCGGATCGGAAATACAATAGAGAAATGAGCACATATTATGGTGGATCAAATTAAATGGAATTACTATAATCAGTGCGCATAAAGAAACTTATAACTAATTACGGGAGAAGTAATGAGCAAAATTCAAGAGATAATCAACGATCTTGATACAGAGATGAATAGGCTCTACACAGAGTATCTTGAGTGCCATAAGGATCTGGATCCTCATAGAGGGCATCCTGTAGGAGAGACCAATCTTGATGAAGTCAATCGTATTCTTAAGGTAATGCAGGAGAAGTTTATTGAACTATATCCAGCTCTTAACTTTATAGCTACACGCTATGAGTTCGCTACGAATGCCACTAATTCATTCAATGACTTCTTTGATGGGTTGAAGAAAGCTTCGTCTGCTGCTGATTCAAAGATTATTGAGGCATAGATGTACGAGGATACTATAGAGCCTATAATTCAGACAGCGCTGGTAGGTTTAACTTTAGTAGTGTTGTTGTTAACATCTGTTTTATATCTGTTCTATAGATCCATAAAGAGAGGCAAGTAATGAATATTAATACTTGGATGAATGTGATGTTTAAGGTCTTATTATGTGTAGTGATATTTATAATAAGCATGGTTCTTGTCATGCATCATTCAAGATTGAATACGATAGAGCAGGAATGGTTCACCTACGAATGCTGTATCGAGGAGATTAGTGATGGAGAATATGAGTAGATACCGTTCTGAGAAGGTGGGGGAGCTAGTAGCAGCCTTAGCTAAAGCACAAGGTTGTTATAAGCCTCTCATAGCCAATCAGGATGGTCCTAGAGGAAAGTTTGCTAATCTGGAGGCAACTATAGCCGCAACAAGAGAAGCTTTGTCAGCGCATGCAATATCATTCAACCAGCATGAAGAGATACTTGATAGTTGTATGGGTGCTGTAATCATAAAAACAGAGATCAACCATGAATCAGATCAATGGATGTCTTCATGGGCAAGAGCAATGCCAGGAGAGACTCTCAGAGAGACTGGCAATAACACAGAGACCATAAAGAGAAGGCAAGCTCAGATGCTATTAGGCATAGCTGCCTCTCCTAATGATCCTGCTGCTTGGGATGATGATGGTGCATTTGCTGCTGAAAAGAGGCTCATGAAAGAGGCTGCAAAACCACTCGAGGATCAACGAAAGGTTAACCGCAATGACCTTATAGATAACAGGCAGTATGAAGAGCTCATGATTGAATTGGAAGGGTATCCTGCAATAGCAGATGATATCATGAAGGTCCACGATATAAATACGTTGGCTGATCTTCCTCATAGTGAATATTATAAGGCTCTTGCCAGGATACGTAAGATAAGAAAATCAGAAGAAGAACATGCCAAAAGGCCACGATAATCCATCGTTGCTAAAGCTATACCGAGACTAAAGGAAGGAAAACGATGAAACGATTATTATTATGTGCCCTATTAATAGCAAACCATACTTATGCATGTGTTGATAAAACGATTGCAATTAGCAACTGCTATCAATTCTTTGAAAACACTGACCAAGTAGTATCTGCTTTTGAAAAGGCAGCAAAAAAGGCAAAAATACCTGGGTTTAGTCTCCAGAAAATGGATTGTGGTGATGGACTGATTCACTACTATTATTTCAATGATTATGGATGCATAACATTATCAATAGATACATCTAACAGCAACTGTATGGTCGATTTCTATTGCTCAAATGATAGTTTCAATTACAAGAAGTTCTTCGGATCATTTCTGAAATCATGTTATGCGAAAGAGCGACCGCATATTCCAACGGTTAATATCAAAAATGAGGCATCATCAGGACCATACAATCCTTTGTCTGATCTAGGGGATAAAATGGATGATGAGGATTATTTTGATAGTCTTGTAAATGGTGACTCCACTTTATTGGAGCTATACTAATGTCTAATCACATACTCATTCGACACAGTGCACCGAGTAAATTAGATCATGCCCCTTGGGGTACATCATGCAAAGTTATGAACGTAAAAGGTGATGCATTCGAGCTCTATACTCAATTCGGGACAGAGGAATCCAATCCTCATTGGCAGTTGATGGGCAATTTCAGTAATGATGCAACAGATGCTCATATTGTCGAAAAACTAACACTCATTAAATAAATTCCCTATTGCATACATTCTACCCTTTGTATGCAGTTACCCCCATGGCCTTCATAGTCATGGGGGTTGTTCTTATGATGAAGAATATTTTTATCTAATAGATAGAGATTCTTAATTAAATTATTCTGCATCCTGTAAAAAATGTTCTTCCTAAAGCATCCGCAGCAGGCGCAACTCCTAAAATTGATGCGGTATTACCTGCGCCATTTTCAATAGTAATTCTCGCAGAAACAATATCTCCAGCATTAAGATACATATTGACTCCACCATTGAATCTCCATATATCAGCACCAGATTTTGTTGCGTAAGGATTGCATCGAACAAAGGAGACCGTTCCTACTGATGGACCCGTACCAGCAACATCTAATGCAAATCTAATAGTAGTCATTGCAGCAGTTATTGAACCCATACTAACAGTTGAATTAAACATATATAAACCATTAGCAGGGGCTGTATATACTCCTGTTCCTGAATTATAATTGCCACCAATATTGTATGCTACTTTAGGGAATTTAATAGTGTAATCAAATCCAGCACCTGTGACATTTGCAACATCATTAAATAAACATGCACCGAAAGCAGATGATCCTGTGCCGGTAGATCCTGGTTTCCATGAAGGCAGGGCTCCAGCACCATTACTGGTCAAAACATAACCTGAATTAGCAATACCAGTTGAGGCTGTTTGGAATGCGCCATTAACAACGGTACCAGCACATATAGGTGCGTATGCTGCACCTGCTGCCGTTATACCAGTCCCACCGCCAGGAACAACTGCTGTTCCGAAGGCTGGATTGGTTGCTGCGCCTGTTGAAACTAATGGAATTCCAGGAGTTCCTGATGGTACAACTGAAGTTAATGATCCTCCAGCATTACCAACTTGCACTGCATGATCGGTCGTTCCAGCAACATTAATGGTCACAGTATTTGGGCCAGCTGTAGCTACAGTAGATATATTGTTTCCATTGGCTAAAATAATCTTTCCCAATGTTGGAGTGGCTGTATTACCATTTCCACCTATAAGTCCCGTTAATCCTCCACCAGGTACAGGCTCCCAATCTGGCAAGCTTCCAGCACCTGTACTTGTGAGTACATAGCCCACATTAGCTATACCTGTAGATGCAGATTGTAGGGGGTTTGTTGATGTTGTTCCACCACAAATGGGGGCATATGCTGTTGTACTAACAACGCCAGTTCCACCGCCAGCTACTACTGCTGTTCCAAAAATAGGATCCGCTGCTGCGCCCTGAGATATAAATGGAACTCCTGATGTTGCTGAGGGAGAAACTGATGTGAGTGAATTAGTTGCATTACCTATTTGTACTGCATGGTTAGTTGTTCCTGATACATCTACGGTGACGGTATGAGGATTTATATTGGCTGTTGTTGTTATGTTTCTTCTTCCAGCAACTGTTATAACACCTGCAAGAGGAAGTGCATTGCCTCCACTATCTCCAGTTAATGCAGTAACAGTTCCAGATGGTAATCCACTACCACTAATAGTTACAGTGCTGCCAGCTGCCGAGGCAGTGATGCCACCAGTTCCTGCGAAAGTCAGCACACCCGCAGAAGGAGTTGCTGTCCCTGTAGCTGGATTGGTTATAAATGAGTTTGCTATAGAGCCATCAGACGATAAGGTTATTGTTGATCCTGCTGCTGCTGCTACTATACCATCCTGACCAGCAAATGTTATGACATTCATACTTGGTATTGCTGTGCCGGTTGCTGGATTAGTTATGAAGGATGTTGGCACTGTGGTGCCTGCTGATATGGTTAATAAATTCATACCAGGAGTGCCATCAACTGATATTGTTGATCCATCACCTTTCACAAATACGGTAGATGCTCCATTGGAGAACACCATCCCACCGCTATCACCCTCAAGATTGGTTATCCCAGATCCAACTCCTCCTGTAAGAGGAATCCATGTAGCAAGAGCTCCTTTAGAGGTATTACTACCTTGTAGATCTACAAGCATGTAGGGTACTTTGGTCAATTCATTGAGCCATAGATCACCTATGGAATAGTTATTCGTATCATATTGATTGGGATCTCTATCATTAAATGTCCAATTTGGTGGTTGATTAGCATTCGTTCCCGTATAGGATGTACCTTGCTTTCCGCCTAATCTATTGCTCATATAATTCCTTTAACAAACTAAATATCCCATGAAATATGTAGCTACCGCACCTTCATAGGCTAATCCACCAATACTTACCGTTTTAGTTGAACCTGCAACATATAATGTTGTTTTAGCAGTATCTCCTGCGGTCATGTTCGCTAATATAGTACCAGTCAACGTAATTTGATCTCCGAGTTGAACCGCGAATGGATATTCTTCCGCGATAGTATAAGTATGCAATGTAGTAACTATTTGCATGATTAATGTAGTATGCGCAACAGCTAAATCGATTGGCGTACAACAATAAGTTAATGAATACTTTCCTGTAACCGGAGCAGTAAAAGTCGTAGAAGAAAAGTTACTTGCTTGATCAAAAACTTCCGTATCATAGACAACAGTGTATATGGTTCCATCACCCGTAACATTAGAAGGACCGGTATTAGAATAAGCAGAAAAACATGGTTGAGAAGTATTGGTCATTCTATTAGAAGAATCAATCAATGCAGTAGATGAAGTTACTAATGAAGTTCCATCATATTTCACAATGCCAGTGCTGGTTGACATAGAGGTAGCATTAGTTCCACCACCAGCTATTGTAGCGGTAGTAAACGATGGATTAGCAGAAGCGCCTCCTGAAACAAGTGGGACTCCTGATGTTGCTGAGGGAGCGACGTTGGATAAAGTACCTGATGCGCCTCCAACTTGGACATTGTATTGTGTTGGTGATTGATCTGATGCGTTATTGGTAGCCATATTTATTCCTTAAACTACAGTAAGATTGCCTATTGAAGATACAACAGTGAATCCTGCAGGATTTTGATCCACACATACTAATTCAACACAGTCACGTTGATTAGTGGAAGATAAACTTCCTGTTGTAAGAGTAGTTGTAGAACTACCAAAAAATATTCTCTGATTAGTACCATAGACAATAGTCCAACCACCAGATCCATAGCCAACAATTTTAATAGTGTCACCTTTAACACTAGGGTTAGGCAAGGTAAAGGTAGTTAGAGTGCTTTTATCAGCAATATAGCCATTCTGGGCTGCCATAGTAGCGGATCCACTAGTAACATCATTCCAAGTAAAGCCACCTCCAGTATTATTTATTGTTATTGTATTAGCGCCGGTACCAATACTAATTCCAGTACCACCAGTTATGACTGCCGTTCCTAGTTGATTAGTTACCGCAGTTACTACAGTTGCAGTAGAGCCTACATTAACTCCTTGTATGCCACATATGAATGCTTTCGATAGTGCTGCTGGAGATGATCCTGTACTTCCCCCAATGCGCAATACATGTGATTCACCGACTGAACCAGGATGATTAAATAATATATTGGATGATTCAGAAGAGGTATAAAGGGTGCCTCCATTAATTGCAATATTGGTGTTCCCCGTTACAATTTGATCCAGGGAATTAGTTCCGATAGCTACATTGCTACCATTACTTCCCTGTAACAAATTAAGGGCACTGCTTCCTATAGCTACGCAATTTGCATCTGTTGTTCCACTTGAAAGGCAATTGTATCCAAGGACTGCATTGTTTCTACCAGAATTAGGTACAAGAGCGGCAGAGCCTGAACCTTGTCCTATAATGGTATTAGTTTGTGAATCAGTAACATTCAGTGTCAATGTAGAAACATTATCCCCCGTAATTGAGACTGAACTTCCACAATGAAGCGTAGATACGCCGGCCTTTACCGTAACGGTTGCTCCGGATGCAGTACCACTATCACCATCAAGTGTAGATATAGCAGCATTGGCCTGAAATGATGGTAATGAAGCAGCGCCAGTACTGGTCAGTATGAATCCACTAGTTGCTAATCCAGTAGAAGCAACTTGCAATGCTCCTATAGCAGTCGTTCCTGCACATACGGGTGCGTAGGCAGTAGTCATTGTAACTACTCCTGTACCGCCTTCTATGACTGGTTGCGGTGATATTCTTTTATAACTCAAAGTAATTCTCCTGTATACAAGGTATGAAGTATTCTACCAAATTTCATATGAAGACCCGTTCCAGATTAAAGACGCGGCCTCATATGCAGTATTCATAACAAATGTAGTAGCGCCATCTATATTAACTGCGCCACCCACAGTGGTGATAGTTATATTGCTTGTCGCTGCAAGTCCAACCTTGTCTTTAACTATGAATATTCTTCCAGTAGTAGGAGCATTTGGTAAAAGTATTGATATAACACCAGCGGTCACATCAGCAGATATATAATAGTCAGTTGATAGGGCAGTGTATGGAGATGCAGCATGATTTACACCAGTATAATTAGTTACTTGAGCGCCAGTATTTGCTGCAATAGTTATAGTATTAGCACCAGGAGTAACGGTTACATTTGTTCCTGCTGTGATAACCGCAGTTCCTAATTGATTGGAAGCTTCAGTTACAACTGTAGCAGTTGATCCTACGTTAACGCCATCAATGCCTGATATATATGCTGCTTGAAGTTGTTGCCCTACTGCTCCAGTTCCGGATCCTATTCTCAGGGTATTGGTTTCTGCGGCAACTCCAGGACTATTCAAAATCACATTATATGACTCAGCCCCAACATAATTACCAGCAGCGGCGTAACCGAGAATGCAATTTTGCTCACCTGAAAGCAAGTTAACTGCGGCTTGATATCCGATAGCGACGTTGCTTGATCCATTATTTTGAACCATGCATTGGTGGCCAATTAATACGTTTTGATTTTTATCAATCATTGCTTCGCCGCACCGAGCGCCAAGAAAAGTGTTTTCAGACCCAACTCCCAAACTTGAGCCAGAATTGTATCCTAGAATTACGTTCCTTACCCCTACAATTGTATTATTGCCAGAACCAAATCCTATAGAAGTATTGTTGTTCGCATCAGTTACATTCAGAAGCATGGTATCAACACCATTTCCAGTGAAACTGACAGTTCCACCGCAATGATTAGATGCATTGTAGGCTAATAGATTAAAACTAGGCCCTGTTTGAACTACTGAATCGTCGGTGGTTATGGTTATAGGGGGTGCTACAAAGGTTGAATTGATTATGATCTCATTTGGGGTTGTAGTATCAATATTAATATCAGTACCACCGGTAATTACCGCGGTTCCTAATCTATTGCCTACTTCAGTTACTACATTTGCAGTAGCGAGATTCACATTATCAATGCCTGATATATATGCTGCCTCGAGTTGCATAATACCAGCACCAGTACCATCACCTATTCTGAGCACATGGTTCTCGGCTGCAACGGTGGTTGCTGATGCGTTCAGATTTATGTTACTGGATTCGCTACCAGAGTATGCAAGTCCACCCTGCAAGGCAGATATGTTTACGTTATAGTTACCATCAGCAAGTAAAGAAAGCCCTTGGTGGCCAATATTTACGTTGTTAGAAGCGGTAACTATGGAACTCAGTCCCTGGTATCCAAATGAATTGTTGTTTGATGCTGTAGTAGCAAGTCCAGCAGCTGCAAATGGTAGATGGCCAAGGGCACTGTTAAGAGAACCTGAAACTGGGAGAGTGCCACCAGCACCAAGAATGATGTTACTATTGCTATCCTCAACCGTGAATTCCATAGTAGTGACATTATCACCAATGAACTTGGGGGTTCCGGAAAGAACAGTGGGTGAGGTGAATTGTACCGTTGCGCCTTCAACAAACCCAACATCTCCATAGATTCTCTCTATAAAGGTGCCTGGGGTGATCTTGAATGCAAAGTTTGTAATCTGTGACATATATACTCCTTAAACTTGTGAAGCATAGATGACAGTGACATAGAAGTCTCCAAGAGTAGGATCAGCTATTGCTCCTTTTACATAAACTCTAGTACCAGCTGGCTGTTCAAGATTGCCACCCATAGAATTCTTATTGGATGCAAAATCAAATATGATCCCGCTATTGGCAATGACAACAGTATGATCATCAACGGCATTAAATGAGACAATCATGTCTTGGTCTGTACTATTGGTGAGCATGAGCATACGTACTGGATTAGCAAATGAGGTTCCCACTCCTGCATATACTCCAGAGATAAATGCAAATCCAAGTGATCGTAGTGGCTCAAAAGCTATTCTGGAAGAACTTAGTAGATTCATAGAGTTCCTTAAACGTAATAACCAGAGAGTGTGATATTTCCTGATCCAGCTGAACCTTTTACATACACCGTTGTGAATGCCTTGAAGAGCGCTAATCGTGCGTTAGGCTGAGAATTTGTTTGTGTTGGAAGGTCGAATGTTAAAAGTGATGGTATGAACTCGTGGTCATTGACTCCATCATAACTGATAGTGATATTTTCATTACTATCGTTACAGATTCGTAAGTAGAAACACATATTTGGAATACCACCAGGATTTATTGCTTGATAATTCCCCGTCAGATCTCCTGAATCAAATACCGACAACGGTATAGCTTTAACTGTATCTTGAGCCATAATACTACACTCCTTGAGAGAATTAATTTTTATCTAAGCATAGCTCCCTAATGAATGAAACACTAGGGAGCTAACGGACAGAATAAGAGTAGAGCCTCTTATGCAATAAATGTTAGTTAAGTATCCATATTTTATTTTTTTTAATCTTTAAAATTGTTGCTTTAGATACGCCGAATTCTTTAGCAATTTTATTCAAACTAATTCCAGATTCTAATAGCCTTCTTATTTCAACAACTTGTTCATTTTTTAATTTGCTACAACCATGTGATTCACCTTTAGCATTCCTATTCTTTGCTAGCATATCATTTATATTATCTAATGATGTTCCTATGAATAAATGGTCAGGATTAGAACATCGTGGATTATCACACTTATGAAGAACCCACATTCCATCTGGAACTTCACCTTTATGAATTCTCCATGAAGCAATATGAATAGCAATACGTGGAATACTTTTAGAAAAATGCATTCTAGGATATCTATATCTAGGATTTCCATGTTTCCAATCCCAACATCCATCCTGTTTAATTACATTATTCATATAGTATTCTTTCATATGATTCATTCTTTCTTCTTCCGTTGCTTTTTGCCACGAGAATTGATTATTAAGCCATGAAGATGTTTTTAATTCATGTCCCTTACATTTATGACTACAGAACCTCGGAATTCTTATAGGCTTTATTGGACCTTTACATACTTCGCATTTCATCTCTTTACACATAGGTATCCTTATAATAATAGATTCAATATAAGGATACCTATCGTTTCCATGATGTAAAGTTATTAGTATGGACTTAGTTAAGTATCCAGCAATTTATCAAAATTGTATCGCCCGCTCCAAGAGCACCACTACCATTATTGATAATGTTAACAGAGAGTGTTCCTGCTGCCTGAACAATACTTTTTATACCAACCGCTGCACCGTTACCTGATGCATTAAGGTTAGTTGCTGTTACTATGCATCCGCTTGTAGTTAATATCGCTGAAGAAGCAACAATGAGTACTTGTGTACCAGTAGCAATAGTCACATAGCCAGTATAGGTAGCAGCAATCACACGAGAGTTAACGGTAACAGTATCAGTACCGCCTGAAGCAACAGTACCAGTTCCAGGAGTTATTCCAACAAGCCCAGGAGTTGTTGCACCTGTTGCGAGTGAGATACCGCCTGTGCCTGAATGTACTGTAGTAGAAGAGGTAGTGTTAACTGAACCGAGAGCCAATCCTTTAACGCCTGCCCCTGTACCTATGTTGAGTAAGTTGGCAGTAGCATCTGTTGATATTGAAACAGTTCCTGTTCCTGTATTGAAGGTTGTAGGACCATTCGCCATTGTTGATACTAATCCATTGGTACCAGCAGTAACTTGTATACCGCCCGCAGCATTGCTTGCATTGATAGTAATTGCATCAGCAACCGCTTCACTTGCAGCAACATTCACTGAACCACCAGAAGAAGATAATAATAGATCTAATCCTGCTCCAGTTACGGTGTAATGAGATGCGGCTGCACTGTCAATATTGGCAGCATTAGTAGAGGTTAATGCAATGGCACCTGCACCAGTGGTATTAACCGCAAATCCATTTGTACCAGTATTAACCGTAACACCAGTTACACCAGTTACGTTACCAATAACAATCGGAACTGCATTGGCTGTAGTACCAATATTAATTGCACCGGCAGCAGCAGTACCTGCTTGAATAGACACGCTTGTAGCACCAGTATTATTACCAATAACAACAGGAACTGCATTAGCGGTAGTTGCAATATGGATAGAACCAGCACCTGCTGTACCACCATTAATAGCTACGGCGGTAGCACCAGTGTTGTTACCAATATTCACTGCATGGGCAATAGCATTCGCACCAAGGTTAAGTGCGCCAGTACCATTAGCAATAGTAACCGCAGTTGCTCCAGTGGAGTTACCGATAGTGATAGGCACATCGTTAGCTGTAGCACCAATACCAATAGAACCAGCTGCTGCTGTACCACCATTAATAGCTACCGCAGTTGCGCCTGTGTTATTACCCAGATTAACCGCATGGGCAATAGCATTTGCACCAAGATTTAATGCACCTGTACCATTCGAGATGGTAATTGCAGTAGCGCCAGTTGAGTTACCAATTGTAACTGGAACGTCATTAGCGGTAGTAGCAATATGAACAGAACCACCAGCAGCAGTACCACCATTGATTGCAACCGCTGTAGCGCCAGTGTTGTTACCAATATTGATAGCATGGGCTACAGCATCAGTACCAACGCCAATAGTTCCTGTACCAGAATGAAGTGTAATAGGACCATTAACGTCAGTGACAAGGAATCCACCAGTTCCGGTAGTTACGGTTACGCCGCCAGCAGCATTAGTTGCAGTAAGAGCAATTGCTGTAGCATTATTCTTTGCACCCTGAACAAGAACAGATCCTGATTGAGCTAAAAGAGTTATAGCTCCAGCGCCAGTTCCTTGAATGTTTTTCAGTACTAAGGTTTCATTAGCACCACCATTAGTCTCAAGAAGAATCGCACTAGCAACGTTGTCAGTAGTAATAAGCTGAATAGAGCCAATAGTATTAATAACAATAGGACCATTGAGAGTGAAAGTACCATCAACAGTAAGATTGCCTGTCACATCAACGTCAGTATCAACTTGTAGACTTCCCACAATAGTAGCATTCGCACCAATATCTATACTATCTAAAGTAGCTAGAGCATTAGGAGCAAGTATATCACCTAATGGCATGAGTAAATCGCCCGCAGTGATAGTGGCATTCCCGGGATTTACTACCAAGGACGTCAAAGTGGTAGCGCCACCTGTAGAACTTGTCCAGACGTTAACGCCTGCTTGGCTTGAGGTAAGTATCCAATATGAATCAGATGTAGTATTGACCCACGTTGTACCTATCTCAGCAAAATCCGATGTTAATGGATCACGTTTTTGAACTATAGGTTCCTGTTGCAATCCAGCTTGTGGATTAGGATAGCCGTAAATAGTCTGACGTCTTGTAACTTTTGTTCCCATACAATCTCCTTAAGGATGAAAAATTCGTTACTTCTATTCAATAAGTTTAATATCCTGCATGCAATATTGACTTTGCGATAGTTCCATATATATTACAAATATGGAGGTACTATGCGAGAGAACAGAAAGAAAGTAATATTTGAGCTTCCATTAGAGTTGCATACTGAAGTAAAGGTAGCTGCTGCTAAGAGGAATATATCTATGTCACTGTGGATTCATAGGGCAATTCTGGACAAGATTAAGAAAGAAGCATAGGGGGATCTATGATAATGGTAATGCTAAACATATTGGCATATTTTTTGTATACAGTTGGGGATTTGCATTATTTGTGGCGGCTATAATGATATTTTCAGAAATATCTAACGGTATAGCATATTTATTGCGATCATTATTTGGAAGTAAAACTGATGACAATTGAACCAGGTGCAGAGATAGTAATCGTATGGGTTATATTTTGTTTGTTGATGGTTTGTTTATTCGAATCACCTTGGTGATTATTTCCTTCTCAATCCCTTGGCGCTGATTGGAATTGGCTTTCCTTCGTCCTCTTCAAACTGTTCTGCTTTCTTTGAAAGTTTATTAAGATTTGAGACCAATGCTGGAATATCTCGTTTAGCGCTATTCACCGCAATCTGACCTAACATCTTTTGTCCTTCTGATGTCTTTCTCAAAGCATTAACAAATTTACCTGCTCTTATAGATTCTTCTGCGCCTTTGATAGCACCTTTAGCAGCAAGACCACCCACGGCAGCGAGGCCTGCTTGAGGAGAAATACCACCTGTTATAGCACTATGGCCTAGAAATCCAAGTACACTATGTGTAAATGGATTAGCTATAGCCTTACTTATTGGGTTTCTAGAACTCGAAAGATCATTAACGATCTTAGAAAAAGGAGCCTGCCAGTTTTGTATTTGATATAATTCATCGGCAAGAGATAAAGCATTGCCCCATTTAGGATTCTTTTTAGAAAGCTCTGCAATTGGAGTAGTGTAAATACTTTTAAGTTGAGCAATGAATCTGCCTTCTTTGCTCTTCTCAGGAATATAGAGTTCATTGACGAATTTCTTACCTGCTGCTAAATCCGCTGCTGTTTTGTAAGGTTTATTCGCTGCTATTTCTATATTTTTAAGAACTCTATTTTTAGCAGTCTCATTAAATCTAGTTTTATGAAGTCCTGTGTCTTGTACTTTTTCATGTAATTTATGAAGATTTTCAGTTATTTTTTGTTGTTCAACTGGAATCTTGACACCTAATTCAGATTCTTTTTTGTATAATTTATCAATGAACCCTTCTATTTGAGATGGTTCTTTGGGCAATTTCTTTAAGGCTCCGGCTGCCTTATTAAATCCATGGCTTCCTAATAATCCAGCGCCTAATTGAAGTCCTGCATTTACTAAGGGATATTCTTCTCCAAGACCTAATTCTTCAACGCCTTGCATTGCCAAAGAACCGGCATAATCCGCACCTAATTTTTGAACTATTCCACCAGGTCCTGTTGCCAATGCTAAAGGTAGATTAGCTGCTGTAGCATATGCGGCTTTTCCTAGGATATTTTCTGGCTCTTTTACTTTGCCAAATATCTTTTCAGGAACGGATTCGGATGGATAATTGCGTGGAGGACTAATAGGTTGTATATCAGGTCGATTGGGATTGCTTGTAAGATAATCTAATGCTCTAAAAGGTATCTCAGGAACCGAGAGGGCACCTTGTACTGCTTTAGATGCAAGTCCTTTACCAAATTGACCTGCTTGTTCAAGAAGTGTTGGTTCTGAGGTATTTGCTCTTTTTAATCCCTGCGCATTAATTGGCTTAACTTCCATAATCAACCTTCATTTTCGTATACAGCAGGAACATATCCTTCACCCTGAACCCATAGATGGGGCTGTCCATTAATAGTAACAGCTGGAGCTACATACTTATTCATTATTTCAGATGATCTTGATTGTTCTTCTTGTTGTTTTAATCGTTTAGATTCACCTTGTTTCATTAATTCTCTAGATCTCGCTTCTATTTTAGGAAGAATATCGTCAGGTATATTGGCACCATATTGCTGTAATAATTCTTCTCTTGCAGAATCTCTTGATTCATCTCTATTAATCTCAGGATCATTAATAGTTCGCTCAAGAATATTTTCTATAGTTTTAGGATGTTGCCATATTGCTGCCTTAGCACCTTCTTCCATTTTCAATTTTCCTAGAGAAGGAACACCCTTAGTGAGATTAGCATTCTGCAATACTAGCTTACCAAGCAGTGATTGTAGCTCTTGTCCTTCGGGAGTTTGTAAATATTGATGAGTAAACACACCCTGTATTCCTGTTTTAGCTAATCTAGTTTTTACAATATTCAATGCTTCAGATGCAGTATATTTTACAGATCTAGCTACTTTACCTTCCTGTTCTATTTGGTTGAACTTAGGTTGGAATGTTTGATATCGCTGTAATGAAAGTTTTTCTCTTGCTTGCCTTACGGGTTCAGGAGTAAATGCTTCTGCAATGCGTTGTGCATCCATATCATTTTGTGGCTGTTGTTGTTGTTGTGGTTGTTGTTCAATATTTTTATTTAATTTTTGTTGTGCAAATCGTGCTTCTTCTTGTGGTATTGAGGGTTGTTTGCCAAATGGGTTTAATCCTAAAGCTATCTGTTCAGGAGTTATTCCTGCTTTGGATGCCATTTCTTGGATTGCTCGAGATCTTTCCATATCAGGTTGTTGTTGTTGGCCCTGCATACCTTGAAGTCCTGATAGAGCGTTCATACCATTACCACCCTGTTGCTTAGCCATTCCTTGCAGTAATGATATAGCCTTAGGATTCTGAGCAATAAAAGCTTGAATTTGAGGAGATAACTTACTGATAGCTTGCGCACCCTCTTTTCTTAATATTCCTTCCCATCCCTGTGCAGTTTCCTGACGTAAAGCCTCACGCTCTCTTGCAGCATGTGATCCCTGCAATTGCATCATCTTCTTTTGAGCGAGATAATTTAATCCTTCATTAACTGATTGATTGATTCCCTCACCAAATGATTGACCTAATCCAGGAGCTACGCTTCCTTGCCATAATGTTGCCATAGTATTCCTTTCTAATTAGAACATTCCACCAGTGGCATATGTAGTACCTATTTTAGCAGCAGCGTTCAATATGGGGCCTAATGCTCCTTGTTGTCCTGGTATTGAGAAGTTTTGATTCTTTTGCGTTAATCCAAGAGCACCTTGTTGTAATCCTTGTTGTCTGTTTTGCATCCCGTACATTGATTTCATTGCAGCTAATCGTTCAGATAATCCCGCTCTTGCTTGGCCTGCTTGTGATGCAAATGCAGGGGATGTTATTTTATTAGATCCTAATGAGGTAAATTGCTCCGCTAGCGCAGGCAATCCACGTTGTTCGAAGTCTGACATAGCCTCTTGTGCTAGTGGTTCAAATCCTTCATATGGATTCTGTAATTGTTGCATACCACCACTTAATAGGAACTGTAGAAACTGTAATTGACCTTCATCAAACTGTGGGATTGATTCTATAGAACCAGGAGTTCCTAATCCAAATTTCTTTAATCCTTGAAGCCAGCCACCACCACCCGATTGTGGTTGCCCACCTTGTTGTTGTCTGCCACCACCAGCAGATAAACCATTAAGCGCTGGAGACATATTCTGCATGCCACTCATAGAATTGAGATTCTGCATACCACCCATGCCTTGGCCACCACCACTGTTTCGACCGCCAAACATGCCTGGAAAGGGTCCTAGAAAATCTGTCCATGCCATACTACTCTCCTCATTTAATTTTTATAACAACATTGAGCATACACCATCGACAACAACAACTATAAGCATTATTGCTATGCATACCATAATTAACATTCCTATAAGATCTATATTCATATCAATACTTCAAATATTCCAAGACTATATATGCACTGGTAAATGTAACTGCTGTTGTGTTGTTAATAACAACTTGAGTAGCGGTCACCGTGACTTCAATATTGGTATTGGCTGCACTCGCAAAGGGTAATGGATAGGACAAGAATGGAACGGCTCTAGTAGCAGCTCCACTTATTTTCACAAATGTCCAAGTGCTAGTAATGCTAAGATTATGATTAACGCTAGTAACCCCACCACCGAGTGCTCCTATATTGATAACAATTCTATATCCAGGCCTCAACTGCAAAGGACTCGGATCAACAGGATTAAAGTAAATTTGCCCCGTATTGAACTCTTGCGTCAGGTAAAATGCTGAATCCTTAGTATTGAGCACCAATGCTATATTATTCACATTTTGATGGAGTCTGACTAGTAATTCCCTAAATTCAGGCGAGCCTACCTCAATGTTGTATATCTGACTCACATCCCAAACATTAGTCGTAGGGATAAACGATCCAGTATCAATAGCTTGGTTTGTTATATATGGCATAGAGTGGGCCTTGTGTTATCAGACAGTATGTCATGAATCAGAAATTTAAGAAGACTCATTATTGCAACCTGGAACTAGTAGGCTCAGCATAAATACACATTGCATGAAGTTGGAAGTCCGCTTGCCATGAGCTTTTTGATCTCATCTGTGTATCATTAAGCGTTATCTGGAACTGTACTATTTCTCCATCAGCTTGGAAGAACACTGGATGCCATAGTCTTGTTGAATTTCCTTCATATTCTAATGGTACAACTACTCCAAGAGGTACATTTGCTAAGGTATAGGGGAATGTGTCAAGATTACCAGTTCCTATAAGAGTTCCTGTGGCCTGTGCCTCTTGCAGGAATGAGTTAATATTAGTAGAAACGAAGTAATTGACTTGTACTTGACCACCACCGGTCGCATCAACCATGAAGTCAACTTTAGATATATATGCGTTTCTGCCTTGTTCTGCGAAGAAGTTATACTCTTTTGTGATAATATTAAGTTGGCTCACTCTAGATACTGTTCCACCACCCATATAAGTTCCAGTTATTAATGGTAATGCACTTGAGTCTATGACTATTGTATTGCTGTCTACGACCTGTATTATTTGAAACACTGTATCATTTATTCCAGCGCTCATATCGTCAAATACACAATCCTTGATATAGATGTAACTGGTAGCATTATATGCTTGAGTGGGTGTATTTTGCGCCATCAGATTATGATTAATTATAGTGAGTGTAACTGAGGTTGCGCTTACTATAATATTAGTTATTTGAAGAACGCGTGCATTAATATCTTGTTGAGAATCACAAATAAAGGTGTATCCCTCTTGATTACCCGCAACCACATTTCGAAAAAACGCTTGCGTTGGAGAATTGCCCCATAAAGTATTGCTATCCCATAATATTTCGTCTGAGCCCCATAATATGCCTTTAGATGGTTGATAATATCCAAAGGCAGTAATGCTATCATCAAACGCAGACCATGTTCTGTTTTGGTAATTATATACCAGAACTTGATTATTGAATTGGATAGTTGATGTATCGTCATAATTTGTTGAATAGAATGCCCAATATGCTGTCTCTAGGAAGAAATCACGTATACCGTAGACTCTCTCGGGGGACTCAAGACTATCACTTATTGAAAATATGAATTGAGGTATCTTTTGATCTATACGCTCTACGTTAGCACCATTACATGCATGCACGCCCGTGTTACCTATTGCAAGCGCAACTTTGTCAAATGAAACCGTACTAAAGGTAGATTCTGATCCGAGTTCTGTGTTGATTTTTTGCCAGGCAAATGGATTTACCTGATTAGCGGTATATACCAATTCCCAAGTAGATCTCTCAAAAAATACAATCAATCGATCTTTTATGAATTCGCAACCAACTATTGCTTCAGTAGTAGTTGCATCTAATCCATTACCAGTACCCCCTGGAGGAATCTGAAACGCATTGGCTGTTAATGGAGAACCGATTTGTGAATAACGTACTCTACCGGGATAGTTTACCGCACCACCTATATTTGGTCCTTCCCAGGTATTCAATAATAGAAGTCTATTTTTAAATGGGACGATAATTCGTGCAGAAGTAACATAATTTGGAGTGGTATCAATTTGTGGTTTAAATGTGGTCCATATGAAGTTTGATGCTAACATATACCGCATGAAATTCGGTTCGTTCTGATTGAAGTTTGTTGTAAAAAACACTATGTCAGATGGACTTGCGCCAGTCCATGTTGTTCCCCAGAATAATTGTGATGTACTACCAGTCCAAACAGAATCACCTGCATTGGTAAAAAGATTTAATCTTTCCCATCCGGTATTCACATACTGATAAGCAAACTGTGTATCGAATCCAATAATAGGTTCATTATTAAGTACAGATGTTTCAATACTCAATAGCCCCATAACTGGTAATGATGGGTACCAATAAATAGGCGTTCCAGCTACCTCGCCAGTGAATGTTACAGTATTGGGAATAGCGACACTATTTATAGTGGCAGTAGCCGCAGCATTTGTGCTATATGTTAACACTCCAACGCCCAATTGATATATAGTGAAAATATCATTGCCTACAGAGAATATTTGACCTATTTGCAGTTGAATTGGAACGTTAGGAAGATTAACTGCACCCATTGCTGGAACATTACCAATATTAACTCTCAATCGAGATGATAATTGATCATTACCAAACCATCGAGATCCAAATCGTTTTCTTACTCTTCCCCGAAAGATGTATGCATTTTGCAATGTAGAGAATGCATTGTCAGGGATATGCCAAGGTTTTACATCGGTAGTGAGACCGCCATTCTCATTATATGGAGCGATAAGAAAACGTTGCGCTGGCATATTAGTTCCCTATAGCAAACCATGAAAAAGATAAGGCAGCATTAGTATCGTTACTTGTAAACCAAGTTTGAACAGAAAATCCATTTACTGTATATGAATATACTCTACAAGCTACCTGCGGACCAGAAGCTCCTCCCGCAATAGACATAGTAGCATTCATTGAAAGTACTGCATTGGGAAAAGCAGTTGTAAAATTAACGGTAGCAAGACCAGTACCAGCCGTTGTTCCAGTTCCCCATTTCAGAATAACTCCTGAAGGAAGTGTAGTTGTATCATTGTTTGTTCCAGTAACAGCACTTGTAAAGTTGATTTCAACACCAGCAGTAGGCCCAGCCGTTTGCTGTCGCTGAATGAACATTTGAGGATTACCAGCAACTAACTTTGTATAGAGCGCCATTTCAGTGGTAGTAGTTCCTGGAGCGCCTGCTTGTACAGGCATAGTTACAAATTTATGTTTGCCTGCATCACCAATGGCATAATCAACGTGATTAACTACGAAAGCTGCCTGTATATTATTGAAATTCTGATTTATTAAGTTCCATGTCTGGCCCAAACTTTGAGTAGGCAGTGGAACATTTGTATTTAAAGCCATTTTTTATCCTTAGTACGGCCAGCCACCATTGCCAAACCAGCCAAAACCATAATTTTTACCTTGAGTATATATTGTAACTGTGCGTTCATTAGCCTGTTGTGTTAGGGTAGATCTCAGAACAAATCGTTCTTGTTGTTTGAATTCAGGCATAATAAGTTGTACAGATTCCATATCCATACGACTTTCAAATATTTTCTTAGCGGCGCCATATGCAATGTATTGCCACCATTGTTGAAGATCGGGAGATTGGTTAGTTGCTAATAGTTCGGTAGGTTGGATATCTACTTCAAATTCTATCGTGTAAACCTTGTCAGGAACTGGTCTTATGGTGAATTTATCATCGTAATAGAGTACTGCTAATGGTTTACCGGGTTGATATGCTATGTTTTCTACCCATATTGGTGCTGCAACGAGGGTTGGATTAGGAAAAACTAAACTATAAGCGCCAGTTATGTAATTTATTGATCCATATACTATGAAACTATTGGTTAAATAATTTAATTGACCCAATATCCCATTAACATTATCTAACGGTGAATCAGTAAGAACCATTGCAGTACCGGTAGTATCTAGACAGTTGAAGTTAATACTTCTCTGTATTGATGGACTCGCTACGATTTTACCTGCAAAAGGGCCACTTGTTCCATCACCTCGTAATTGTGTATCAGCTATTGTTTGTGTTTGGGGATAGTATCCATAGAAAACATCTCTCCATTGGGTATAGAAGCCTTGTATTCCGGCAAGATAGACTGGTGGGTGAACGGCTATGTATTTATTCTTAAAATTATATAAAGGATCAAGAGGATTAGTGGTGTTAGTAGCGTACTCATCAACTCCTGGCTGTGTATAGAAGGTTAATAATGTTCTGAGATTAAAGAGGCGTAATTGCTCTGGAAAATCATACAAGACAAACGTATTTATAAACTGATTAAGATCATAATCACTCAGCTGTGATGTAGAAGGACTTCTCGTCAATCTACGCGTCAATGTTTGGATAGCGACCAAACTGGAATCTGCCATTACCTCTCCTCTATAATATGTTCACACTCTATCATGGCTCATGGCCTAGGTAAAACGTTTTGAACAGCCATTCTTAACATCTCATTATCTTCTGCAATAGGAATCGTCTGCGCTGGGGTTCCATTGTGTCCTGGATTGTAAGCCGGTACCACAAATGGATCCATCGTAGTAGTATCTATAGGCATAGAAAACTGGCTACTATTGAGCACCGTGATCTCAGAATAGAACCCATTTGCCTGAACCATGCCAAATCCTTGGGGTATAACTAATCTCACTATAAGACCGGTCAAATATCCATTATCTGCTGGGTTTATGCCATCAGCAGTAGTAGTAACAACACAGGGAAATGCGTTGGTTATAGAGAGGATATTAAACATTTGTGGTTCAAATGGTGGATTGTTGACCACAAAGTAATTTGGCGTGGTTATAGGCATGGGGATTCCTTACGGAGCGAAGGTTACTTCAGTAATGTTTGTTTGTTGGAAATCATTGTCATCATCCATATATTCTAAGCTATGAAATGCATAACGATGTACTTTTCTTGCTGCCTGCATAGTCTGAGTTTTCATCAAACCATCAGATGCGCCGCCTCTTATTCCTTGTTGTCCGAACTCGCCTTGTAGATGCTGATACTCTTTATAGAAGCAATTGGCATTAAGATGCCGCGCTACGCCACGAGGTAATGCATAACGTTCACCATCAAGCAGTTCATACATGACGAATGGATCCCCATGATAGGCTTTAAATCCGAACATGACCGCTCCACGACCGCCATTGCCTGCTGGATTCTCAAGATTCTTGAAGATACCAGTGACTATTTCAGCATCACGATCACGCATTTTGAGTATCTGTTTCTGAATCTCTTCTTTAGATACTTTCTTAACTTGCGCTTTATCGGCATGCATTCTGCCTGATTTTATTTCTGGTTTTTGCATATTTTCCTTTCTAGAAAGGGAGAATCCGAAGACTCTCCCTTAGGTTTTTACGTATTAAATGATTTACCAGCAACCCAGTAAATAACGTCATCCGCAACACCAGCTGGAGACAGAGTTCCTGCTTGTAATTGGATTCCGAAATAACCAGTGTTAACGGTTGCAGCAGACAATATGTTTTGATTCAGATTCAATGCAACAGCAGTATTTTCACCAATTGGAACAACCTGAGCCGGCGTAAACGCAGGTCCTGCTGTTAATGGGAATGCAAATGCATTAAAGCCAGTAGTATCAACATCAATAGTAATAGTGTTTGTTGCACCATCAGCGTCAGCTACATTAATAGCGACAATAGTAGCTTGAACACCATTCAATTCAGTCATACCGTAGGTAGTTGAGGTAACCTCAGGAACTATCAATCTAACCGTTTGACCTACTTGATATCCATGAGTTACAGAAAGAGTCACGATAGCTTGTGTAGCTTGTGATATCTTTGTTATGTAACGGATTGTTGGATAATAGAGTGGATCAAAAGGAATAATTCGATAATGTCCAACTGCCGGATTAGCATCAACAATAGAGGCCATGTAAATCAAGTCCATGGATGTATCAACAACCACGTTTGCGACTGAGAAATCAAGACCGCCCAATTGTAATGCATCAATCGGAGCAACTAACCGAATAACCGCAGCAGGAACATCAGCACCAACAACAGCTGTAACAGGAATACTGTTCGTATTACCAGTAAGCACTTGAGGACTAGCAAATGCACCACCGTTAGCATTAATACCAGTAGTTGCAGTAAGCAACTTAGGAATATTAACACTAGAGTTAATCAGGTAGAATCCTGCACTTGCAGCAATTTGACCTACTTGTAATGCATTAGTAGCTGCTGTTTTGGTGTAAACAGTACCGCGCCCTTGGGTGAAGCCCAATTGCCAGTAGAATTCAGCACCAGTATCAGCACCAGCTGCATATGATACAGTTTGGTTTTTAACCCACATCCAGTCTAAACCAGATGGGATTTTGATTATTTGAGGTTGACCAGTAGAGGTAAATACCCCTTGGTTTGTGCCTGTAAAAATAACTGACATATGGTCTCCTTAAAGTAGCGTACAACGCATGTTAGTGATCCATAAATCGTTCAATATTCTAGGCACTTCAGCGAAAACATACCCGATTGTTACATTCTGAAATAATGGATCAGAGAACACTGGCGGTCTGTATAAAAATCGTGCAGAGAAGTTATCTTGCTCCACGACGGCTATACTTTCCATACCCTGGACGAAGACGTTATACACATCATTGCCAAGAGCAGAAGCGCTCGGAGATATAGATGCTACAGAAGATAACATAAACCTTACGTTATTTACTGAACCCCACTCAGATCTTAATACCTTATTATCGTTAGGGTAGTTCCATTTAGAAATGAACCCATTGATATTATTAAGATCTTTGGAGAGATTAGTATGACCTAATGCAAGGTATGCATCTCTTACAGGACCAGTACCGAATTTATCTTCGCCACCAATCGTATCCAAAATCATCCAGGCATCATTCGTTAGTAACGATGCAGTGACTTCATCAATATCGGAGATAGATAAATTTGAAGGAAGGTCGCCATTACCACCACCTGTACAATTGTACATAGTTGCAGTTGCAGCTAACATGTCCCTCGTTAATTGATCCTCGGTCATTCTTAAACTCAAACCTAGTAACTCAGCGGTTTCGTTGAGGACAGGGTCTTGATTTTGCAATGTGCATTATTTCTGTTACTTTTATGACCAAATATTTTCTATTTGGCGGGGAAACCTCTTCGGATCTCCCTCTCTATGTTTCCATAGAGCTCAGACTATCGCTTCACTATTTCTAGTGTCTACCCGCTTTAGTCGTTTACGCCGATATTAATTTACGATAAACTATACCTATACTATTAATAGCAAGGGGTAATCTATGATCAGCAAATACATTCCAAAAGAATATACTATCGCACAACTTGCTTATCTTGCGGGTATTATAGACGGGGAAGGTTCCATTACTATTGGCTGTTATGCCTTCAGTAAAAAAACTGGTGTTCCTCATTTCCATACCAAGATTGAAGTTACGAGTACCGATAAAGTTCTTATCGATTGGCTCGCTGATAACTTTGGTGGAGGAAAGTCTACTTATACCGACAAACAAATGGCCAATAACTGTAAACGCCGACCATTTAGATGGACTATCCATTCTGATCGCGTTAAACATTTGTGCGAATGCACTCTTCCCTATCTTATTATCAAGAAAGAACAGGCCCAAATTATGATCGATATGCGAAATACTTTTGAAAAAACAAGAATGCGTAAGGGCGATCAAGGAACACAACCTATTGAAAAGGAAGTTCTTGATCTTCGTTACGAACTCTTTAATAAACTCAAAGCTCTGCATATTCGCTAATCCTATAAATTAATATCTTGCGCAGTGTCACCCACGTTTTCACGCTAGGGCTTCCACCTCAATTAGGGCTGATTTAAAGCAGGCTACATTTTTAACCTGCTGGTTGATCGCTACGTACAAGCCATAAAAACTCATAGTAGCGTCGATGTCTATACGATTTAGCGGAGTTGCAGGAGGCGTTGCGCCACTGGGCCCAAGAGGAACCGGTGCCGTTGGCAATCTGTCGTATCTCGCCATACGTAATGTACGTCCACCTTTTGCCGGCAATCTTTTAGATAATGCGCCAAGTTTCATAATCAGATTTGGTGTTCTGACTGAAAGTAGCACATCATCAAAAGTTTGCTGAACCATTCTGTTACTTTTATGACCTATTGTTAGGCGGGGACTTTCTCTACTTATCCCTCACTGCATTTCTGCAATGCTCAGAGCACCGCATCGTCTTTCGACGTCTTCTCGCTTGCTACGTTCACGGTGGCTTCATTGCCTTCCGCCTTGTTGTCTCCAGCATCACCTGGTAAGAGTTTCAAGTCCATCAGAGAAGATTTAACGCGCCCATTCATTTAGGCGCGGGTAGAGTTGTCGGGTTAGTAATCATTATATGATCCTAAACTTACAAACTATAAAATTTGGGGGAAACATGAGACAGGACGAAATCTCGATACGATCCTTGGGTTGGCGAATTCCCTTACAACCTTGAGTTGACGAATCTCAGATACAGTCATTCGTAGTATAACCACGATTAATTTAAAAATACAAGAAACGCCAGTGGAGTAATTAATTCATCTGGCGTCTCTAGAATAGTATACTGCTCATATCCTGGAGGGATATTATGAACAACACATAATTATTATAAGGAAATTAGAATAAACCACAAGGGATAGTGTTTATTGAGTTATGCTATCCCTTGTGGAAAAAGGAGTCATCCATATGATAGATAACAAAACCTATATTAGCGTAGTTGTTTTGCTTCTTCAACTTGTTTCAGTAATTGCCTCTTACGATCTTCAGTAAGTATTCTGCGATCATAATCTCCTATCTTTGCCATGGGAGTCTCTGCCGTCTGTCCTGATACATTAGCGGATGATCGTGGTTTATTCTTATTCTCTTCTATTTTTTTATCTTGCATTGAATAGCTATTTTCAGCATATCCACTGCTTTTTATCATCTCATAAGCAGAATATCCTTGGTCATAGATATCCTGGGTAGACATAATAGATCTAAAAAGAGCTGGCTTCTCTGATTTAAGCTTTTCTAGGTTTGCAGTTGATACTACCTGATCAAAGTCACTGAATTGGCTCTTTAAACGCCACTCAGCGTTAGAGGTGACTGCGGTTTGGTTGTACTTATCTACTTTCTCTTTTGTTTCTTTGAGGTCCTTTTTGAGGCTCTTAATGTACTTCTTAAGATGCTTGCCTTCAATATAGGTATCGTCACTGAGATCAAAGTCATCTTCTTCTTCAGTAACTTGAATCTTTGTGTTTTGTTGTTGATTCATGTTCATTTGAATCATACGTTCTAGTTCTTGCGCTCTTCGCTCTGCTGATTCCATTCTGTCACGCATCATTCTCCAGTTTTGTTCTTTCTGGGTATCTGCTTGAGCAGGTTGTTCAGTTTGTTTTTGTTCTGTTTGTTCTGGTTGAGATTGTTCTATTTGATCATATTGTTGAGGCATGCCCATTAATTCATCTGCCATTGACTCTCCTTACTGATATTTATTATTGCGTCCAACTTCTCTCCATTTTCCTTCTTTATCCAATCCAGTAATTCACCTGTTTCCATAAGAATTACGAACTTTGCGATATCAGCGCACTCTTTATCCTGTGTTATTGTATGTCGATTATTAAATATATACCAATAAAGGATCTCATCCGGGATTGACCACAGGAACTCAAGATTGTCGGTATATGTGTGATATTTCCATACTGATTGCTTATAAACGGGAGTGGGACAGGATTTGCGTGCCAATACTATGATTTTAGGCGTCCTGAGAACTCTATCATTTGTGGTGATCAATACTATGTAAAAATCTTTTCCGATGTATTGTGGTTTGTTTTTTGCTTCATGTGCAGTTGCATAAAGACGTTTTATTATGGCGGGCTCCATCGCCTTTCTATATTCTATGACATCATCGTCCATAGATAATCTGAGTGCATCATGCTCAAGTATTTGCTGTCCGGCAGTTTTCTTATTCATATTCTCCTTTTATAATACAATCCCCCTGGTGAGAGGGGGATAAAGAGCAATCTGAGAGAAAGTGATCTCAGAGTAGAGTGCCTATTTATTACCGCGTCTTTTATTCTTATTAGACTGACCAGATTCACTCAGAGAAATGGCAATTGCCTGTTTAGGATTTGTCACAATAGGACCTTTTTTTGATCCTGAGTGCAAAGATCCTTCAGAGAATTTTCTCATCTCTTCAGTCATACGTTGTTTCTTTGCCTTTTTAGAGGACGTTTTCTTTAACTTCGGCATTAACTTTCCTTATGCTTCATTGCATACTTTATATGTTCTTTTTTTTCATATTTTTTAGATTCACCAGATTCATGCTTTTTATGATCTTTTGTATTACCAGCTTTTACACATTTGTGACATTTTTTCATAGTATTACCTTTTATTATGCTATTTTTTATTGCGCTTTTTAGATTCTTCATGTTCATGCTTCTTATGCTTAAGAGAGTTCATGAGTTCACGATCTTCTTTTTCTTCTTTCTTAAAGTTTTTTATATCTGCTTTAAGATGCTTGATAACTTTTTTTTCTTTAGCCATAGATCTTCCGAAACAGGTAGAGCGCACTACCATACATAAAGTACGCCCCACCCATTATTTATTGAGCCGTTGATGAATCCCTGAACCATTCACGAATCTTTTCCTGCGAAGGGATAGGCTGTGCCTTTTGGCGCATATCCTTAGGCGTCTTCAAGATATCGTAGGCTATTTTCATAGCTTTCTTGTTGGGGCGAATCATGCCTGCCATATCAATACTTCTTCGGATTTCTGATCTTAGCGAAGTCAGCATGGTCTTTGTGCATTTGTTTTTGCACGCCCATGAAGAGATCACCACCGATATAGCCAATATTAGATCGCGCTGCTGCTGGCCAATCTTTAGATATTACATGAGTAGGAAGTAAGCATGGCTCATTATGAGCTTCAGCAATCATTGCGCTATCATGATGCATCATGTTTTTTGATTCTTCTCGGCTCGCATACAATTCTCTTGAACGCATACCGTAGTGTCTTTTAGCCATTTTATCGGCTCCTTTGTTAGAAAATGCGGCATTACCCGCAAGGTTTCCCTCTATCTAACCATCTCAGACCCATTCTGAAGCGGTTGAGGACTTTTTATATCAATAGGTCTTTGTGTTAATGGTTCTGGAGATTTAACTGTTGCTTGTTCTTGCATCTTTAGAGAACTTGCCATCTGTAGAAGTCGAGACATATGATCTAGATCCATGCTTTCAAGTTCTTTAAGGATCTTCACCTTTTCAAGAAGAGCTTGTTCATCATTCTTATTTGCTTCACTCAATTTCTGTAAAGCTAATGCCCTATTTTCTTCGACACGACTCGTTCTTTCAACATATAATCCCATATCAGCTTGGCTACGAGCATGAGACAATTCTGTACGAGCTTGTATCTCTTGCATCTGAACTTGCGCTTGTTGTTGCTGCATCTGCATTTGTTGTTGTTGTTGTTGTTCCATTTGTTCAACAATCTTTGTTTTGTTCTGTATTGTAGCAGATTCAAGCAACCATTTATCTGGTATCTGTAATCCCATTTGCCTCAACTGTATAAGCTGAGCGAATTCCATCTGGCGTTGTGACTCTGTATTAAAACCAGGCTCAACCATACAGTGATATTTGCCGAAAGCCTTGTTATAGAAGAGGTCGGCAGGTTCCTGTCCTTCAAGAAGATTCTTGATCTTGCCAGGAGTGTAGTTTTTTTGAACTACCTGCATGATCAGTTGTCCCAGTAGATTCTGAGCAAAATCAAGACGATCGAACAGTGGCTGAAGTGTGGTTAACCCAGCCCCTTGGCGCAACGCAGAAAGAATACCAGCCTTATCATCCAATGCAGAACCCATAAGCTCTTCGTTGATCCCGGACACAAGGTTCAACTCTTTAGAGAATGTATCTTGCAATTGGAAGAATGATGGCGGTATCTGCGGTGGCTGTATCGCTTGAATGTCAGTCATCTGAGACTCTTCTTTAAGAGGAATAATCCTGCCTTGCCCCGTTTGAAAGAGATGCTTAACGTCAATAACAGCATTTTCTTTAAATATCCATCCTGAGTTTACTTGAGATTCAAGCATGTCAGCTGACAATATAATACGACGATTGAGCAATACCTGTGGATCACGTAATGATCGACATATGCCTTGAATACGGCTGTAAAAATACGGCATCATTGGATTATAATAACCAACAACAGGTATGAATGGATAACAGTCTAACGACATCGGCTGAGGACCGTCGTAGAAAACTTTATCCTGAATCATTATTGCTAATCTTACCGTGGGAATACTTTGCTCTATCACCTCCGTCTGCGGATAATGACTCAAGAATGTCTCTATATCGAGATCTTCTTGATTGGTGATCTCGAATGTCTCACCAGTCTCTTTATCTACGAGTAATTTTTGCTTTCTATAATCACGATAATAATACTCATCGTAAGCCAAACGGTTCTGCTGAGTTTGACCATATGATTCTGGCATATACTGAAAGCGACCATCACGGCCGGTCCCTGTTGGGTTACCAGGAAGTGCCATAATTTCATCGTATTTATCGGGCATTAGAGAAGCTGCTGCTGTGTGTGACATGTAAGATCGTCTCCACACAAACGCACAATCTGATAGATCTGTCTTCCTGAAATAGGGGTCTATAAAGAATGAGTTATAGGCACAATTGTCTACTTTAAGGTCACCATTAACCGGATCATTTCTATAATCCATATACACATGAAGAAGATTCATGCCAGTGATACAGGCACCCTGATGGAATGCATCAGATATGGTGTCGTAGATGCCTTCTCGTTTGTAGAGTCCTAGAATGATCTTTGTCCATTGATCAGCTGTTTGTTGATCACCATTCTCGAGAGGCACTACGATAGTTGATTTTCTATTACGGCGTTGATATCCAGAGACCATGTTACAGAGTGGTCTTGTTCTATTGAAGTACCAAGTTCCGCGGTTATTGTTAGGAAGTTGTTGATTGAGATCAGCCATTAATGAGGTATCGCCTGCTTCAAGACGAGTATCTATGGTTGCCTCAGTCCAGTAGACTTGCCATATCGCCTGATTGGCTGAATAATCTGAGTCTATTTTTCTCTTTATGGCGCCATAGTAATCCTGAAGATACTCAGGAGGTCTCATTAACATTACTCATTCCTTCTCAGTATTTATTTATCCTTATAGATGTATATCACATCATATTCCTAACTAATATTATTTTGTGAATGTCGTAGAACCTAATTCGTTCTTCCACTTGTTCATTTGCTCCTTGTCTGCATTAGAAAGAAAGAAGTCAGGATCTCCTCCTAATTCACGTATCTTGCGCCTTAATGTAGCTATAATCATAAAATTAGCGTGCGCTCTTTCAGCAAATACTTTGCAAAGTTCTTTGAGGTTCTCGTTCTCTTCTTTAATAATATCCACGGAATATCTCAGTTATTACATTTGTTATTATGACTCAATAAGAACACGGTTAATGTTATAGCACTCGATATGAGCGTAGCACATGCAGTTACACATGCTGCTTTTTGCCTACTCCATTTTTTCTTAGTTTCTTGTCTATGATGCTCGAAGGCCTTATCCATAGCTTTGATGATTATATTATTTAGATCATTGTTATTATTGTTGTTTGTTATTGTTCCTGATTGAACTGGGGGAGTTAGCTCTCGCTTCTCTTTTATAACTTCTTTTATGAATGGCTTTATGTCCCTGATATGAACTGATTCTTCATTCCTGAAATAGGCGTTAAATGCCTCTTCAGACGCAATCTCATCTGGATCTTGTATAGGTATTATAGAATTGTGCATTGCATGTATCTGGGCAGTTATAAGCAATACTAATGGCATACGCATAGAGTCTCCTTACCTTGTTCTATCATACCTCGGATCATCCTTAAAAAAGCGAGGCAAGCTATGGGAATTTCCATAAAGAGCTTCTGCTTTCTTACGCTCAAACTCTTCTGATGTCAGTCCTCGCTTAGTCTTATGTATAGCAAGACATAGATAACGAAGGCAATCGCTATAGTGGTTAGCCCATGATTTGACCGGCTTATTATCATATTGATTACGCTCTGGATTCCATTCTTTACGGTAGTTCTCTAGCGCATTAATAAGTGATCTACACTTGTCTTGGTCTATCCAGAACTTATTGAAATGAGTCCAGACATTCTCTATGCCTTCAACAATACTCACCTGATCAACAAGTGTGAAGTCCAACCCGAGTTGTCGAGCTTTCTCAAACCGAGTAACTGCGCCTCCACCCCATTCACGTACTTTGATGTCCGCCGGAGCGAAGTGTTTTCCATAACGGTAAGGTTTTTCTTGTATGATTTTTGCGTAATGATCCAGACCTAAGTTGTTATTACTATAGCAATCTATTATACGTATCGAAATACCCTCACCAACAACCTGAAACCAGATAATTGTTGTAGCATCATTAACTCCGATATCCCAAGCGGTATATGTTAACAAACCAGGTTCCCATGCAACTGGACATATTTGCCCTTTGAGCTTCAGTTGATCCAGATAGTATCCATAATATGAGCCCGATATACCACGTTCGAACGAGCAGTTATGAACTGCTCTTCCTTCAGCAATATAACTTTCATCGTATTGAACGCTTAGATTATATACATAGTCATCATATGGAATTTCTT